AGTTTCTATATATGGAATTGCTTCATCAAAATTATTTATAGGATAATTTTTATTACCCCAAATATATGGCTCATAAACTTTTTGTTCTTTAGATTTTGTTTTTATATATATGTATCCTACCTCTTCATAAGATTTATTTTTAGGAGCTCTTAAATATTCAGATTCTATTTGTCCATTTACATCAAATCTTTGTTCTAATCGATGACCTGTATCATCAACTTTTTCTTTAAATTGTATATAAATGTATTGAAATTTAAAATCTGGATAAGAATATTTTAGAATAACATGCCCATAAGAAGTTGAATATGCATTTATATAAAAAGCTGTTAATTTTTCTTTATCAAATCTTGCAATACAAGAAGGATCTTCAATTTCGTTTTGTATTGCAAATTGAGTTATTATATTATTTGGAATAGATTTAAATAGATCTTTTATAAAATCTATTTTATAAGTAACACGTCTCATATTTCGTTTTTAGATATACCTCTCCCCTAGTGATTTTAGTTTAACTTTGAACTTCTACTTACCGTTTTTAGCCTTCGTAGGTACATTTCTATCAGCCTATAGTATTACTCCTACCTAAGTTTTATATCAAAGCAATTTGTGGAATTATTGGGGACAACCGTGACTAATAAATTAGTTCGTAAACCCAACTTCTGACCCTATAACTACCTTTTGGCCCTCTAGGGTGATCTTAGATTCCGTTACAATATTACAATATTCCTATAATAAATGCAAGTATTATAATAGAAATATATAAGAAATTTGAAATATCTACTCTTTTCATGATCTTGCAATATACAAATCTAGTGTTAAATAAATGTTACGTAAAAATTAAATTTTGGTTAAAAAATTTTTTTGTGACCTTGATTTGTGAGAGCGTGGGGGTATTCAAAGCCGCACCCCATCTAATTGTTGTATTAACAAGTACCCTAGCGGGTCTAAAAAATTTTATATTATGGATATTTATGGAATAAAATATAACGAAAACAATGATGTAGTAACCATCTGCGACCAACCACTAGGTGGTGGCACAGAGGTTACAATCTTAGGCGATACAGCAAAGCTGTTCGACCAAGATCTTAAACCAACAAGGTTTGCTTCTTACAAGATAATAGATAGTGACCTATCTAAAGAAGAACTTAAGAAAAAGTTCTCTAAACCAGTTAAGATTACAGAACTAAAGTGGGGTAAACAGATTGACGGCGTTCTATACAAAGTAGAGAAAGCCTAATCTTAAGGGGACTAACGTCCCCTTTTTTCTTTTATCGTGTGTGTATGTGTGCTTACTACGCATCACACACGCTATTTTATCGTGTATTATATCGTGCATACATTTGCTTTATCATATAATATAACACTAACAGGTTGTGACTTACCACTAAACATGTTATGAAAAATATACTTTATACTATTGCTAAACTATTCAAACACTTCACAATGTTTGTAGTAATGATTGCTATGATATTAGCAGGTGCTTATTACTTTATCCTGTCATTAATCATGTCATTCAAATATATTATGTTATTCCTTGCTGCATCGTGTATGTTTGCAGCTGGTGCATTTATGCTTAGTACAATTGTAGACAATCTAAACAAATGATTATCTACATTGTAATACTATTAGCTACTTATGTATTACTATACGAAGCATAACTATAAGGGTAGATCTTGTTGTTGTTAAGGTGGTCTACCCTTATATTTAATCTTATTAAAAATTTAAAATTATGAAGAAACCTATATTCGCAAGTAAAG